GCTGGCAATGTACAAAATACTTCTTTTGTTCCTGCAGAAAAATCTACTGCACTATCACTATTGCTTGATGATAAAATCGTATTACGAGTTAACGTAGATGAGCTACCATTTAATGTGCCTCTTCCTACCTCAAACTCACTGAGAGATCTGTGTGCAATACAATAGAAAGTTTCATTACTATTTCCTATACCTGCACCAAATGTTTCAAAGCCGCCAACAGCACCAGCAAGAGTAACAGCTCCTGTGCCAGTTGTTGTCGTTGTCTCCTTGACACGATCGTTTATGATCAAAGCCATAAGAGCCTCCTACGAAATTCTTATAATAGCGTTCGAAGTGTCAGCAGT